AGCGGATTGTTAGTGCCGGAGCCGATCACCTGCGTGGTGGTGTAATCTGATTCTGTATAGCAGTCCGCCTGCACTTGGAAGGTGGAGTAGTTAGGGACAGAACGAGGGTTAGCCAACTCGAAGTTCTCAGCAGCACGCGCAAAAACCAGGACCGAAACACTCGACGAAGCAATTGGTGCTGTTAAACTTGTAAGCACACGAAGCGTGATAGACCCGTTGTCGTAGACTGGGCTATACGCGAATGTCGGCGAAGTGCTGGTAGACCACTGGATACCAGACGACCCGTAGTTGTTACGGGTAATCAAGAAAGCCAAGGCCTGCTGGTAGGGCACGCGAAACTCGACATCAGCATCGTCCCCCAAATCCACGATGGAGGTGAAGACGACGTTGTTCGTGTTTGCGTCGGAGTAGATGTTCTCTGAGGCATATCCCGAAGGATCAAAGGAGATGCGCAAACGCCCCTTGTGGAAGGGCGAGCACACCACCTTGAACCTGAAAATGATGTCCCCACGCCAATGTTCGAATAGTGCCGAGATCCAAGCCATGGGTGTCATGTACAGCTTGGATTGAGTCCCGGCATCGTTGTCGAAGAGCATGGGGTTGACGTTGGACGAGAAGAGGATTGTGTCAGGGGTCGCTGAGGTGGCCCACGTTGTAGTGGTGAGATAAGACTCGCGCTGCACCAAGTGCGATATGACCATTTCGTCTTTCGAATCCAATCCAACGATCGCGGGGTCGATGGAGAGCTCGTTCTTTGGGTCGAGCGTCAATTTTTCATTCGGGAAGCCAATTTCTGTCGAAGCCATAGACGGGAACGGAGAGGGGCGGTAGGGCATCGTATCAGCAATGACCGGGACGTTGGTAAAACCGAACATCCTGGCTATGGACGACACCGCAGACGCTCCAATTCGGGTCGCCGTAGCGAATCTGCCGATGATGGGGATATTTTCAAACCATGTGGCTCCTGCTGCAATAGCAGATGCCGGTCCGGATACAGCCCCGTCGCCGTATTCATCGCTCTGTAGTTCGAGAGATTGCGTCGCCAGGCCCGCGGACGGGCCTGACAGCTTCACATCTTCTGCCCAGGCGTATATCGAAACAGTGACGCCTGCTCCTGATGCACCATTAGCACTCTGCAGTGTGGTGTAGTTCAGGAAGGTGAGCTGACCCTGCTGGGTCATCTCAGATGCAGATTGCGCGTTTATCCAATTCTTGTTCCAGAAGAAAGGCAAGGTCATCTCACCTGCCTCGTTACCTTGAGGGTAAATCCATATGTGTGGGCGTTGCGAGTACGGTATGAAGTACCGCGTGCCGGAATCATTCTGGATGGTCGAGGGGGTGAGTGTGGGCAGGGGTTGGTAACTCATTAGCGTAGACCCGTAATAGAAGGGAGAAGCGTTGATGAGCACTTTCACTTTGAGCTTGCACTGAATAAAGGCGAAGTTGTTCAGCTTGTACTGTACCCTCGGATCTGTAAAATACAAGTTCCAAGGGTTGAAGGTATGCGATGTGCCAATCGCATCCGTCTCATTCCACGTGTAGGAACCAATGCGCACTGGGCGCGAAAGGAACTTCACGAAGTCAATATTCCGCGTCTGGTCCGAGGACGTCATGGGGTCCAAATCGATGTTCAGGCCCGCATGCATACCAGCGGATTCGTCGTGGAAAGCCACTGTTTCACGTTGTATATGGCTTGCTTGCGGTGCTTCAGTCACGGAGACGTCGGCCTGCACTTGCCATAGACCCTCATCTGGAGGGCCACCAGGGGGGCGTTCTAGTACGCCCCCGCAACTTTGCCCGATTCTGCAGTCGGGATCCTCAAATAAGATGGTAGGTGCCAGGTATAGGATGGGTGGGTGGCTGGCCCGCCCCAAACAGGTATTCTAATGCCTCCCCAGGCGAATACAGTTTTACGACATGTAGGTCGGGGGGTATTTTACTTCAGGGTGCGCTTGCACGAAACGTGCTTTGAACGCTCCTCAAAGTCAAGGACCAACTCCCCCCAAGTTGGAAACGTGGTAGTTTCGACGTAAACATCTAATCCTTCCTCGTGGACGATCTCCTTGAAGACCTCACTCATCTCCGTAAATTTCTCTTGTCCGTAGAAGAAATACTCACGCACAGCAGTCGCAATGATCTGCAGGGCGTGGCACGTAGGCGAGATGTTCTTCTTCTGCACGCATACCATCAGCATCTTAGCTATGGAGTCCTCCGCGAGGGGAGCTACGTGTGCACGCAGTTGGGGATCCCAACGCCAAGTTCGCTTGAGGAACGAAACATCGGCTATTGAGATGTAGGGGATTGACTGGGCCTCCTTGTCAGCCATGGTGTATTCGATACCCACTTCAGCTAAAACCCCTTGGATGGCCGTATGGTTAAACCACTCGTACCCGTCGCGGACCC